GCAACACCTTCTCCATAAGCTCCAGTTTCATCTTGTACGAATAGAGCACCTTTGGAAGTACCCGTTTCATACAAACGTTCACCTGTTTTGTCCCACTTTAATTTAGCCATACTGTAATTCCTCCTAGTAATATAATGTTAAGGTTGTATGATTAAGATTGTCCTTAGTGAAGTACTGGTCGATAGAACAATACTCGAAATACTTCTCTATTTCATCAGCCATCTCACTATCTGGACTCTCTTCAATCAACGTGAGGGTATACCTTCTCTTTTTAAGGTAAATATCATTATTCCCATAGTCTCTCCTATTACCTGCCCTGTTATACACAATACAGGGGTATTTAATACTTTTATTAACAGGAGGTTGAAAATATAAATTAGTAATGAACTGTTGTAGTTCGGAATGTAGCTCTAATCTATTACTCATTCCATATACCACCTATATTTAGTAGTAATCTGGGTCTCTTTATCTCAATAGCAGTAACCCGCCATTTTATAGAGTCTATTTCTACCCATTTAATATTGGTGTAATTACTAAAGGCATGTGAGTCGCCTATTACGGAGATTCGATGATTAAGAGAGACATCATCGTGTAAATACTCCCCACTTCTATTATGTGAGGATTGGTTGATGACGTCCCCCTTCATCTTTCTAGGCTTCTCAACATCTGTCCATACGCCAGGAGAAGTTTCTTCCTGTGTTACGTATCCAACTAGACCTGAGAATTTAGCCATATTAATCTCCTTCAGGAACTTCTGGTTCAGGGTCTACTTTGTCAGCTTGACGCTTACCCCAAGTCATTCCGCCCTTCTCATCATCAGCAGATTCACCCTTAGTAGTTCCAAGATGAATTGCAGACTTAGGCATAGTAAGAGAGCCAGATAGACGAGTCTCGATTAGGTATTTGTACTGGTTAAAGTCAATATCGAAATCGTCAAAGTTGGTAATCTCTCCACCTTTAGTGGCACCTAGAGTATAATCGTGCAAATTAACAATCAATGCACCTCTGTCAATCATGAAGCTAGTTGTTACAATTTCTTTAACCCCTAAACGAGCAGCAATAGATTCAGTTGAAGGAATGTCCCCGAATAGGAAACGATTGTCAGTACCTTTCAACAGTTTAATGTCTGCTAGTAGGTTAGGATCAATATACATAGTAGGTTGACCGGAACCACGATACTCAGCCATAGCTTTGATTACTGCTTCGACAAAGTTATCAGCTTGAGTGAAGTCCTTATGAATTGTGAAGAACTCATGGTCACTAATTACAGGACGGATACGAGTTTCATCAATCTTATCTTCATCCTCAATATCACGACCGTCTCCAACAAGGATAGCACGAGCTAGTTCCTCTTCTAACATCATACGCATTTCACGGTTCATGAACTGAACAACGTCAAAGTCTGTGATGTCTACAATATCATCTCGGTCTAACTTCTGCTTCTTATACACAGTTGTAGGACCAGTTTCACGCTTAATTAAGCTGAAGAATTCTTCCTTCTTCATGTTACCTTTAACGTAACCCTTAGCACGAGCTTCGTCTTCAGTAATATCAGCAACTAAAGTACGAACCTTAGAGAAAGGAGATTTGTTAACAGCGTTAAGAATCTCTTTATAGCCGGTATTAGGATCTTTGTAAAGAATTGGCGTACCACCATTAGTAGGATGAGCCGCTTCTGGGAATAACATTTCAATTGAGTTAATACCGTGTTGTAGAGTATCTCCTTCTTCAGTTTGATACTGTGCTAACACGTCCTGCATTGAGGAAGCCTTATCTTGCATAGCGAAAGTAATAGCTTCATTAATACTGTGTAGTAGGATGTCTTGATCGCTACCACCTTGTTCTTGGTTGAATACGTTGTGCTTCACATCATCATCTCCTTTGTCATCATCTCCATCAGTAGCATCTTCAGCTACCATACCAACTAAAGCGTATACAGCTTCTTTCTGTTCGTCAGACATACTATCAATTACGTCACCTATAGTCTTTTCTTCATCTGCCACTTTCTCTTCTCCTCCTTTTGACTCTTCTTTAGAGTCCTCCTTATGAGTTAATACATCATCTAAGGAATGAATTAATGTTCCCGGATAGATAATACCGTCTTCTTCGACCTCTTCTCCGTCAGAGTGTTTAACGACAGACTCAATCATAGCACCAGGATTAGCACCTGATAGGACAAGACTAACTTCGTAGATTTGCCCATGAGTTATGTTACTACCGTTACGCTTAAGCTTCCTAGCACCGATAGACATAGATGAAATGTCTCCGTGTTTGACTAGTTCTCTAGCGTTCTGGGCTTCTGGAGTGTCATTGAAGTGACCGTATCCATAAACTCCCAACTTCTCGTTTTTAAGTTCAACATGTCCTAAAATGTTATTAGGAGAGTTGTAATCATGATTCCATACTAATGGGACTTTCTTTCCATCATTAGTTTTAAAGGCATCATGTCGGATGGTAACACCGTCAGAGCATAGAATATCATTCTTTGTTACCCATCCAGCGAAGTCGTAACCTTTAACTGTCATTTACCCTTCTACCCCCTATAAGTAAATTTCACTCATTTTGATTAAATCAGGGGACGCGAGCGACCCATAGTACTACTTGTTCTTTTCTTCTTCTCTCCTCCTTTTCTTATCTGCTTCCCTTTCACGCCTTGTCATATGCGTCTGTTTACTTTGAATCTCTTGTTCTTGTTTTTCCTTTTCAGCCTTCTCCTGTTCCTTTTTCCTCTGATTCTTCCTTTTGGTAAAGGCGGGGTCTGATAAGTCCATCTTTTCATCATCCCTTTGTTGTTTGTCAGAAGGCATATTAGGGTTGAACAATTCATCGGCTCTAGGATCATTAACTCTCTTAAGTCCAACAATCTTACGAAGTTCATTAGAACTTGCAATCTCGTTTCTCTTGAAACTATCTCCAAGATTAGCGATCGATTCAACAGGAACCATCTTAAACATGTCACGATAGAAAGTAACTTTATGACCTTGAGTCCTTGCGGTCTTGGTAAAGAACTTTCTGTTAAACTCAGCGACTATGTTCAAAACTATTGGATCAATTGTTCTAGAGTTGTAGATTCTTAGTTCTTCCTCTTTAGCTGTACCGTTAAAGATGTTCTGAGTTAGACCTAATTGGTTGTAGAACTCCTGTGTAAGAGTGTCTAGGTTCTCAGCCAACTGTGAGTTAACCGGTCTATTAAGCTGTTGCATTTTCTCAGTACCATCAATGTACGCTATACCATTACTACCGAAAGCAAGTTGTCTCTCGATGTCTTTGATTCTGTCTTCAGCCATCTTACGTTGTTTGTCAGTTTTAATACCATACGGTACACTGATCATCAAGTCAAGTCTATTAGAGGCTGCTATAGAATCTACATGGTCTAGTTGATGTAATTTACGAATCAATCTCTTAAGAGTTGAATTGTTATCGTTTACTACAGCGTATAAAGGATTTTCTATGATAGCTACATACTTCTTTTCTAGGAAAATGCGTTCATTTTGACCAGACTTCTCATTATAGAGTTCTACCTCTATGTGTCTAGGAAACCATTGTAGAATCCTTCCGGTACGCAATGAAACGACATCGTAACTACCACTACTAACAGGAGAAAGGGTTGTTTCTACTGGAACGACTGCGACTACTCCTTCATCAAACATGGAATACACAATGTCTTGTATCAACTGAATGTGTGTTTGATCAATGTTAGCCTCTACTGAGATACAATCGTTCAGTCTCGACTTAATCACCTCTTCATCATCGTTCTCCGAATCAACTTTCACATGTCTAAAGTCTATTGTGGATACATCTAAAGCTATCCTGTTAAAGATAGACGATACGTATGAACCTGTGTTGATTGGAGTTGAAGGTTTCTTGTAATTGGGTCGAGATCGGGAAATTCCATAATCCCTTCCGATAGTTTTACTATCTTCAGTGAATGCGTTCCAGGCGTGTAAAATTCTATCTTTAATCTTCATTCAAACGCCTCCTGGAAACGTTTATAGGCAACCCAAGAATCGAGTAAAGCCGCAACGTTGTCAATCTTCTCACTATCACGCTTCTTAGAAAGCTTCCTATTACCATTAGAGTCCTCAAGACTTATGGCGTTACCCATAGCGAACTTCATAAGTTCCTCGTCAAATATAAGAAGTCTCTCTGAAGCTAAGTTACCTATTTCTCCTAAAGGTACTGATTCGGTTCTAGCACCTTGTCTTACTATTGTTACTCCAAATTCACCATTCTCCTGTTGCCACTTGTCTACAAAGTCCTTAGCGTTGTAAGGGTCGTATCCAAATGCCACTACAGAATATTGGTGGTCAATGATGAAAGCATCTAGGTCTTCATAAACATCTAAAATATCAAGTACTGCACCTTCCATGACAACTAGAGTACCTTCATTAATGAATTCTTGGTACTTCTGCCTCATAGCTGTATCTAGCTTTCTTACTTTAAGATCAGACACATAGGATCTAACCTTTATTCCATACGCCCCATTACCTATAGGAAATAAGAATGTAAACGCACAGAAGTCATCGCCTTGAGACAAGTCACCCCCCATAGCACATAACATGTTCTCGAAACTTTGAGGTCTGTGAGGTAGTGTATCTTCATAGGCAAAGAAGTAAGAAGCACCTTCAACCGGAATACCGAATCTTTTTGCTAAAATATCATTTCGCTCTGAAGGAACAGCTTCCATTCTGTTAATGTCTTTCTCATATGTCTCATAAGATACAGTTGCTCCTAGATTAGGGTTGGCTTTCAACCACATTTCAGGTTCTGCAACTTCCTTAACATCATCTAATTTGTAATGCCATATGGAAGTGTGAGGATCGAAGTAATCTCCTCTTAGAATATCCTGAAGCTCTAGTTTTATAGTATCACCTACTCCATTACGAGTAGTACCCTCAGATGACGTTGCTAATATTAAGTAATCGTCTATCTTAGAGGCACCTTGTTCTAAAGCTCCTATTACGTCTTCTTTTACCCTACCAGATAACCACTCATCGACAGTATTAATCTTTGTTCCCAACCCCTGTAGTTTATCAACAGACATTGTTCTAACCTCTATTTTAGAGTTTGTAAGGAAGTTCTCAATCCCCTTCTTGGTTGATGCTAGTTTTACTTTTGTCCAAGTGTTTGATTGTATACTTCCTTGTGTTAGAAACTGGAACAAAGGACCTCTTGATCTTGAGATTGCCGTACGTATTGGGTTCATAGTTTCTTCTGATTGTTTCATAGTAGGAGCTGTAACTATCTGATGTGTGGTGGATGTGTCCGCAACCTGAAAGTATGCCTGTATTGTAGAAGCATACATAGACTTAGCTCCACCTCTTGCAACAATTAGATACTGTTTGTTAGTTAGTCTTTTCTTCTTTGTAACGATCTCATACCGTCTTAAGGAGGGATTCCACACTTTCTCATCAACAAAATAATACCATGAAAGTAAGTCTTCTGCCCATAGTTTAAAAGTTGGTAAAAGATTTAGATCTCCTCCATCCGCTAGAGTAAGTTCGTTTTCACAGAAGTTAATGTATCCTTTTATTGCTTCATCATCGTAATAGTAGTCAGGTGATTCTATCAAATAGTCTATTCGGTTCATTTGCATGGATACTTCAGAATTGACAGGAATCTCTCCTCTTAATACCTTGTCTCTAAACTTACCATACTCTATTGGAACCGCTGTATTAGATAGAACCATGTTTCCTCCTCCAGTTTATCTAGTTATTAACTTTTTAAAAATATCATTAGGAACTGTACCAGATGTAACTATCTTCTTGGCTTCATCTGCCCATACTCCTCTAGGATTAACAACTATATCATAGATGTCTCCAGAAGTTATCTTACCACCATTATTTCGGTATTTGATACCTGCAGAGATAATCATTTCGGAAGCTTTTTTACCAAACTTCTTAAGCTCTTTAGTTGAACTGTCGGCATTTTGACTGTAAAGAGATTTGGCTCTTACTCTTGCCACTTTCCTTCTTAGTTCTGAATCCGACATTCTACTCCTATTCTGGTAGTCCCTCATTTCTTTCCTAATTTGATCTGCACTTCTTGGAGCTGCTAATTTTGTGTTTGTATACTTTCCTAATTCGTTTTCCAACATTAATCTGGTAGTTTTTTTCTTAATGTCCCTTGTTGACATATTATCCAGATTATGTTGGGTTTTGATTGTTCTTAGATCAGTACCTATAGATCTTGCTACTCTACCCACAGCACTATCAGAAACTTTCTTCTTTACCTTACCAAGAAACTTCCCTTTATGACCTTTACCTTTAGGGTAGGGTTGATACCTCCTGACTCCCCATTTCATTCCTTTGATTCCGTAGTGTTGAAGTTCGTCATTCATAAACTAACCTCCTTATAACTTACGATTCTTTAATTCCGTTATGCTACCTATTAGTTTGTCCATTTGTTCCATACTCATCTCTGTTGTATTTTTAGAGGTGAAGTCATCAGGGTTTAATATGATTAATGGTAAGTCCCCAAATACACCGGCATCAAGATCGTCCACTAAAGCGTTGTATCCTTTACTGACTAACTTATTGACTAATCCCTTTTCGAACCACGCACTATTAAAGTGTCCCCCAACCATATAGTTGTATTGGGACAATGCGTTTTCGTTAGACAGAGTCATACCTTTATCCTGATAAACTTCCTTTAGTGTGTCCAAAACAGTATTAATACTAGGAACTTTAACTTCTTTCTTAGCCTTAAATTCTACATTAAATATCGTTCCAGATGTACTTCTGACTTCTTCCCTAAATCCGGCAACGTATCTAGCGAAATCTTCTTTGTTAGCGGTTGTATAGGTTATGGGATCGAATTCGGTTTCCCTATCGCCAGACAGTCTATTAAAAACATGTCCAATAGGTAAGGTGAATTCTTTTCTATTCATAGCCACTTCATCCAACTTATGACCTGTCCATCCCTTTTGTTTAGACTTGGCTATACCTGCTCTAAAGTTCTCCCAACTTATAGGATCTCCTGCTGCAGTTTTAATATATGAGTCAGGATCTGCTTTCTTTAGTTTGAACTTTTTTAATTGTTCTTGTACAGCCTCAAACGCCTCTTTTGAGGCAGCTTCCTTTCTAGACGAAAGATGTTTATAAGTCATATAACCTACACCTGCTACGACAGCAGCACCGATGGCTATATACATTGCCTTCTTAAAATTTCCACTACCCTTTTTATCCTCAGGAATATTATGTTTTTCTCTACTAAGTTTCTCATTCTCTTCTAAATTCTTTTTCTTCTGAGATTCAGATATTTTAGTATTCCTAAATTTCTCAAAAGCTTTCTTATAAGGATTGGACTTAGATAGAGAGGATGTCGTTTTATTCTTAAATTCTTTACCAAGAAACTTCCCTTTATGACCTTTACCATTAGGGTAGGGTTGGAATCTTCTGACGCCCCATTTCATTCCTTTGATTCCGTAGTGTTGAAGTTCGTCATTCATCTTCTTCACTCCCTGGTTCATAAGCGATCTTCAATCTCCATAAGAGTTCGCTAATATTCTTATGATGATACTCAACGTTAGAAGGAGGAGGCGGATCGAATAGTATGTTGGTGTTTAACATAACATACATAGGAACCATCTGAAACATTTTGTTACCTTCAGTCTGTGTTGAGTCTTTGAAGTCTCCCCAGGTTTCCTCTTCACCGGTCACGATAATATTTAAACCGACGCCATTTTGATTTAAAATGGAAAGGGAACTGTTTATGTGAGGAAGTAGGTCTTTGTCGAATTCCATGTTGTCTTCCGACCCAACTACTTTACCTCTTACCGACTTCAGTATGCTATCTTCATCCCTCAAGTGTTCTCACCTCCCTTCATTACCAGAGTATGGTATCTCCCGGAGTTCTCTCAACCCACTTATCCTCCTCCTTAGGATGTCCATAATGAATTATGTTATGAGTTTTATGAGAGACCGTTATGAGGTTGTCCATATCCAATAGTCTTTTAGTTCCATAGACGATATCGCTCTCCTCAATTGGATTGATGTGGTGAACGTACACATTACCGTCTATGTATACACCAAACATTCCAAGATCGAAACCCATGTCTCTTTCAATTACAAGATCTCTGATTGTAAGCCAAGAATTCGATTTGTAAAAGTTCATAGACATATGTCTTGGAGATAATGCGTTGTTATCTAAAACCATTAGATACTCTAGTCTATCGTTAAAGTTATCTATGGTGATTAGATCGGTATAGGTCTTCATTATTGACCACTAGAAGAATAACTCTTCATAGCCTCTATAGCTTCCTTAGCTAGTTGTTCAGCTTCTCTATCCTTAGACATACTCTCAGCCTTAGACTCTATTAATCTAGCTTGTCGTTCTAGAATATCCCTTTCAAGAGTTTCTCTCTTAGAAGCTATCTTAAGATAGTGATTTATGATTGAAGGAGATGCAGTTCCTTCTTTCAATTGTTTCTCAGCCAAATCTACAGCTAAACTAACCAGTTGTTTCTCACGAGCTTCAGGAGTTGATGCTGGTTTGGACTGTCTAGTCTTCTTTTTAGCACTCATTGAAATATCATCCTCTCTTTTCACATTGTTCTCTTACTCACTATTAGACTCCTGTGTCAGTCTGAGTCTGTTCGTGACAACATACACACTGAAAGGAGATTGTATTCATGACTTTTCGAGCACCTTCATATCATTTAGGAGGATGATATAGGTCTTCTAACAAGGTCCGACACAGGAGCCTAACAGTGAGTAAGAGTTTGACCAACTTTGACCAATAAAATACCTCGGTGGGGAAAAACCAGA